CTCTGACCAGCATTACCGAATGAAGTTGTACCATCAATATCAGTACCCAATTGAGAAAAGCTGTCGGGGATGATAGTTGTGGGTCTATTAACATTTGGTCCAGTCTCTTCTTTCGCTAAGAAGAATAACTCTTTCACGGGGTTTGTAAACTTTAACAACGCAGATTTCTTAGATTCGTTAGGTTTGTATACCAATTTAGACACCTGTAACTGGGATATTATATATTCCATGGGTCGTGTGAGTAAAAAGTTTCGTTCTTCTTCGGTAACGAAATAAAAATCGGTAATGAGCGAAACGTTATGTATAGATCCTTCCGTGGTTTTTTCTTTCGTAGTTATCGACCCATTTATCGTGTATTTAAAAGTCACATCATCATTTATATCCTTGAATGTCACTCGTACTTCTACCAATTGCTTAGTGATCGCACATACGGGTATCGCTAAACTTGGATTCCTGTAGAAATAAAAGGGGAGGGTAACGTAAAACGTGTTATACGAATCCGAAACCTGTAAGTGTTCACCGTGTCCGGATAAGAAATAAAGTGTTTGATTCACGTCATCTTTATTATTGTGTAACTGGTTGTACATATAGATATAATCACCAGTAAGACGCTCTATAATTTGCCCTCCAATTACGAGATCGACGTATTTTATGATACTGAGAGCTGCAGGGGTATTATATCTGTACTTTTCGGTCGATGTATCAGTAGAAAGTTTTCCCAGTTTTATCTTCAGCATAGTACTACGTACGAGATCTCCTACGTTTTGTGGAATTCTACACTCAACCGAACCTGAGAAATCACATTTACCATCGAAGGGCATCTCAACGGCTTCTGTAGAAAATCGTGTATGTCTCTTGTAGTTTGCGACGAAATATGAAAATTCTGGCTCTCCAGTAAGCCATTCGTCTTGGATACCGGTGACAGCGAGTCTAATACGACCTGCCATTCCTAATACATGTGAGTAAAATTTTATGAAATAAAACGGGGCGGTATTATAGATGGATCTACGTTTACGTAAATTTAACCCAAGAACTATGTCAGACGACAGGGTATGTGTATTTATAGGAAAACGTAATACAGGTAAATCCACGTTAGTCACCGACATTCTGTTTCATAAAAAGCATTTGCCAGCTGGAATAGTGTTGTCTGCGACAGAAGAAGGCAATCATTACTATCAACAGTATATTCCAGACCTATTTATATATGGTGACTATGACAGGGAGGCGATCGAGCGTGTGATGGACCGTCAAAGAAAACTCGTAGGTGCCGGTAAGACAAATTGCGGAGCCTTTCTCCTATTGGATGATTGTATGTACGACAATAAGTTCATGCGTGACACCTGTATCAGACAGTGCTTTATGAACGGTCGTCACTGGAAGATCTTCTTTATGCTGACTATGCAATATTGTATGGATTTACCTCCAGCACTTCGTGCTAATGTGGATTATGTCTTTATTTTAAGGGAAAATATCATTCAAAATCGCGAAAAGCTTTACAAATCCTTCTTTGGTATCTTCCCGACGTTCGATATGTTCAATAAGGTCATGGATGCCTGTACAGAGAATTATGAGTGTATCGTATTAGATAACACCAGTAAGAGTAATCGTATTGAAGATTGTGTATTTTGGTACAAAGCTACGATTCGCAAAAATTTTAAGGTCGGGGCTCCAGAATACTGGCAAGCGCACAAAAAGATGATCACCACGAAAAAGAACGGTCCGAGGATAGATCCAAATAAAATAAAAGGTAGATCGACAAATATTAAAATCACAAAAACGAAGTAATCGCGCAAAGAATTAAATCAAAAAAACTTTTGTAACAGTAAATGTCAGCGGACATTCCGACGTTTAATCTTTCCGATTCAGGTGATGGTATGGTACCACTTACTAATAATAATCAGACGACATCATTCGTGCCAAAAATGCCAGAAAAAAATGTAGGAGAAAATAAAGATATGATGGACTCTACACCTATTGCTGACATTATGGGCCAACCACAAGATATGATGGAACCTCCATCCCTCGCCGTCGATCCTCGGATGATTCAACAACAGGTTATGACACCTCCCCCTCCCGCGACTACCATGTCCGTTTCTGGTACAGAGACCAAGGAGAAGAAGGGAAAGAAGAACCCGTTCGATTTAACCGATGAGCAATTACACGCCGTGATGGTCGCTGCTTGTACCGCTGTTGCTATTAGCAAACCTGTTCAGGAAAAGTTAGCTAGCACTATTCCCCAGTTTCTTAATACGCAAGGAAACCGCAGTCTCGTAGGCTTAGCCTCGACTGGTGCGGTTGCGGCTATTGTTTTCTTCATCGTAAACCGATATTTCTAAAATCGTACCCTCGCGAGCACATCACCACCCTGTGCGAGATACACTAATACAAGTGCAACTGCCATACTGAGCATGATTATCGTGGTCGCTATGGCCGTCTCCTGCGGATCTTTACCGAATTCCTTAAGATACCGCTTTAACCTTTTCCACTTTATACCCTCCGTGAGCATAGTAATAAATAACCCAGCCGCGGCGGCGGTTATAACCGCTGTTCCACTTGAGACGCTCAAGAAGATGCTGTGATTACCCAGGTACCAGATGAGTAACGGTAAAATTACCGTAAGTAAAACACCATTGAGCCAGTACGCAAATTCAAGGCGAATGATGGCTATACCAAACAAAAGTAAAAACCAAGACACCAACGATACGACCAGTCTGGAGGCCGATACAGTCGAAACGGGATCTATATCCATTTATATAAATAAATATTATTTATCCGATACATGTTTGCCACAAAAGGGGCTTTCCTCTGGAATAGATTTATAAAGGCCAAGTGTGATCGCGATCATTTTCAAATCGTCAAATTTTTTCCAGTATTCTTCACTGTGTGTATATTCATCCACAACGCAATGTGCTAATTCATGAAGTAACACATGAAATATCTCATTTACATCACCATCTAAGCATATACCTATCTCTTGACCCTTATTTGTGTTGTATCCGACAGAAGATGACATTCTTTCGTATGCGACTAAGGGTATTTCGCGATATATCTCCTCAAAATCGCGGTTATCAGTCTCTATTAAATATTCTCTCAGTGTCTTGTACTTTTCCCTGACTTCTACTAACTTTTGATTTGGTTTTAAATTTGAATAAATCAAGTAATTAATTATTAATAGTACGACCAGAACTATCATTTCTATATACGAAGATAAATTTACTGTACAACTCTGAGATTGAATTTCCTGATAACCCTTCCCATTTTTCCATACTGAATCCCATATTTTCGAGTTGTGTTATTAATAAATCTTTATGTGCCAGGGGTTCGGATTTAGGGCCGTCTGCATAGTACGGTGTATCCGCCAAATGTACAAATAATTTCTCACCGAAATTGCCATAACTCGTTTCTTTTAGTTTAAAAAAATTACCCATCTCATCCGTCATCGGCGTTTTGAATATAATTTTTTCTGAATCTGGAATGATTCCGATAAATAGACCACCAGGTTTTAATCGTTTTTTTATAGCATGTAAACTGTTCATGAACGTATCGCGATCTTCAAATATGTAATGTAACGCGAAGTTATAACACACGATATCATACTTTCTATTTGGACACGAGTGTATATCTCCGTGATAAAAATTAACACGTATCTTCATATTTTTTGCCCGACTTTTGGCTTCGTTTAACGCACTCTCACTGGGTTCACACATGTTTATATTTGCACCTACCTTTTTCCATTTTTGAAGATCACCACCAAACCCACATCCGACGTCGAGTATACTATCCCCTTTTCGAGTAACGAGTTCTATGAGGGCTCGTTTCTCGTCGTTGTGTAGACGACGAATCTCTTCCATGGTTGATAATATCACAATATCTTTAAACAACTTAGGTTAAAAAACAGTTTAAAGCCTAGAGTACAGTAAAAAGTACAAATGTCTCTTGAACAAGATTACACTACCGTTCCCGGTCAGTTGTTTGCGTGCCTTTCCATCGTCGGCCCAGAGGCTCCACAGAAAAATGA